ATATTTACCTAAAGGGATTGATTTAAATCAGGCAGATCAGCATTATTTAAATCAAGTTGCCATGTCACTGAATACTCGTCCTAGAAAGGCGTTAGATTGGCTTACACCATTAGAGAAATTTGCTCAGCTTGTTGATTATCATATGGCTTTTGAAACTGTCGCACCTCATGTTTGAATTCGCCCAACTACATTCAAAGAGTTCATTGATTCAGAAGATAAAGATAAATTTTATAGAAGTCATATTGAGGCCAATAAAGAATTTAAACGAATTCAGCTTTTTGTTTAATTGAAACTGTGACCCGACACCGCACTTTAGAAAAAATCGGGAGGAGAAATAATGATATGGGTATTCTTAATGATATAGTGTATGTTCCATCAGTTAGAACCAGTAAATATAATCTTGGAGCTTTGAAAGAATTATATTTAGATGTAAAGTCACAAATAATACCAAGAATTATCTTTAGAGGTGATAATTACACTGATCTTGATTCTTTCTTAAATGACTGGGGTCCAACACCATTATTTTTAGAAGTATCTCAGTATCTACTTGATATAGAATGTACTTTAAATAATTTTTTAAATGACAATAGTAACCATTATTTAAATAAATTTAATTTTTTTAAAGAAAAACGGAATCTTTTAGGCAATTTAATTCCAGTAATTAATGAAAACTCTCCAGATAAATTAAGGGATATTGTACAGTTTGGACTTAATGTTTCAAATAACTTTGATTTAGTTGGAATCTTTCTAGACATATCAACAAATTTTGATAAAAGTTTTAATATTTTAAATTCTTTACTAGCGGCTTTTTCTGACGAAGCCATTTCAAGAACTATATTAATAGTTGACACAGGAAAAATTGATAGCCTAAATCAAATTAATATAGATAATTTAAAAGAAGTATTCAAAATAGTTGAGAACTATAGTTTTTATTCAATTATTACTAGTAGCACATCTTATCCAGTAACTCGCCCTTCAGCTGGCGAGACAGCAACTCATACTTGCATTGATCCAATTTGGCAAAACAGATTTAATAATCAATTAAATAAAATTGGAAAAAGTCTTATATATGGTGATTATGCAGCAACTGATCCATCTGGTGAAGTTATTGAGTTTGACTTTGCAGTACATCCTATTCCTTATGCCACATATCTTTTAAAAGACTCTTTTGAATGGTTCACATTAAGAGAAGGAAAAGGTGGAGAGTACGAAAAATTTAGAATTATTGCCCAAAAAATTCGTAGTCAAAGTGGCTATCATGGAGATGATTTTTGTTATGCAACTCAGCAAATAAAAAGTATCGGGGAGAATGTAAGGAAAAAAGCGGGTAATCAGGCTTATTGGAATAAACTAAAAATCAATCAGCATATTAGCGCGATTATTAAATCGAATACTGATGGCTATCTCAGGGCTATTGGATTAAATCACAACGAAGAAGATAGTGATGATGACTAAGACTTTCGTTCTTTGAGTTTTTGTAAAAGATAAGGTTTTAATTTATTTACACTTGAATATTTCGATAAAATATCCCGAATTTCATTTTTTGTCATTCGGGATTTTACCTCTATAATATTATTTAAAGCTGCAAAGGCTAGTAACTCTTCCTTCCAAAGTAATCCTGATAAATCATAAAAATTTAATTTTGTGTTTTCAGCTGCATATCGAACGACAGTAATAGAACCAGAGTCATCAACTGCCAAAACTCCTATATGCTTGTCAGTAATATCTAAAGCGCGATGTAAATGCTTGCCATGGCTACAAAGCCATATTTCATCAAAAACATTATTATAAGCCATCATTTGAGATGTCCATCTCTTCAAGCTATCTTTCTGTGACTTGATTTCGAAACCAACTAAGCGACCATTTGCTAAGGCTAAATCTGCGCGAAATGAACAATCTACAGTAGACTCAGGATCTTTATTCCAAAAGCCGAGTTCATTAATTAAAATATCGTTTTGTTTGAGTTCAAATTTTTTATAAACCCAATTTCTTAGAGCTGTTCGAATATCATTTGGCCCTAAAATCTGATCTTTATCTAACATACTCAACCTCTTCAAAAGAGCTTAAATATCCCTACTTAAGCGATCCGAATTCTAGCAGATATCATTAAATTATCAATTGATCAACAGTAATAAAGAAATATTACCCGCCCACCACCACGTGTGGGTTTTCTTTTGTCTATTAAAGCATAAAAGTAAGCTTTCTTAAATTAAAATAAGATTTCTTATTGACATTAAAACTAAGTTTTCTTATATTTATCTCGTAGACATCAAAAAAGCACACCGCCCCTCCCCAGGTCCGATGTGCTTTTGCAAACTGCGAGATCAATTATGAACGTAAAAGCTACCCCTTTCAACTCCTTTGCATTTGTCAGCATGGCTGCTCTTGCAATCTCAGGTGGTTCTTTAGTTGCTTGCCAATTGCAGCCAGCTTTCCAAGCAAAAGAAGCCCCTTCTCTATTTACCCCTAAGACTCAACCAAGTACTTACGGTGTGTTGACCGCGAAAATCACAGGTAAACATTCTGGCGTTGCTGTAATTAAATTAGATAGCTTCCGTTTAAACGTTAGCTTTGATTTTGAAGCTCATCCAGACAGTTACGGCGTTCCGGGTTCTGAATTTACCGCTGTTGATATTACTCAACTCACAGTAAATGAAATCACTGATATTAACGGTAAGTCATATAACGATTTCACCGAATTTGAAGACATCCGAAACATCAATGGCCTTTTAAAAGGCTTCATCGAACGTAACAAGTTGGTGGAGGCTTAATCATGGCTAATTCAACTCTAAATCTATCTGAACGCCAACAAGCCGTTTTGGAAACAGTGATCGAACTCAATAAGGAAGGTCATCGACCTTATACATGGCAAGTGGCTAGGCGCATGGGCATTAAAGGCCACCAAATTACCGAAAAACAGTGTGGTTATGATCTAAGCGTGATTATTCGCACTAAAGGCACAGGTGTGTTTTCTGCAAAACTTGATAGCAATCCTAAAATTTGGATCTATCAAGAATCTATGGGAGTGGCTTAATCATGCAAAAAGTTAAGCATCACCCTGACGGCTATAAGTCTTATTTAGGCCGTGACGATACTGGCCTCTACTCTGTTCGCATTGGCTGGCAAGTGTACGCATCTAATGCTAATGGCTCAGTTCTTTACAAAGTTAAAGACGGATTTAAGACGCCTTTAAATGTGTTCAGGTTCCAAACTGACTATCCAAAAGTTTGGAATGAACTCACACAAGAAATTGATTTCCAACGCAGAAAGCAGCTCGCAATAAAGCTACGTGAAACAAATATCCCTACTTATGACCGCAAAGCATATAAGCAAAAACGCGGTTTTACAGGCTCAAGATAAGGATAAGAATAATGGCTCTACCGATTATTACTGCTGACCAAACTTTATTGGTTCAAGCAATTATTGTGTACCTTTACGCTGATCCGGGTTTAGGTAAATCATCGATGGGCTTTACTGCGGAAAAAGCAATTTCTTTTGACTTTGACCGTGGTGCTCACCGTACTGGTGAATTACGTCGAGGTGCGGTTGTACAGGTTCAACAATGGAGTGATGTTGCAAACCTTACTCCACAGGACTTAGCACCATATAAAACCGTAGTCATTGATACCGTGGGTGCAATGCTTGAATGCATTAAAACCCACCTGTTACTTACGGCAAATAACCGTCAAAAAGATGGTTCTTTAAAGTTAAAGGCTCAAGGTTTAGCGAACCAAACGTTCAAGCAATACATCAATACTTTGATCAGTTTAGGTAAAGATGTTGTTTTCATTGCACACGCATCAGAAGATCAAAACGGTGATCAAATTATTTACCGCCCAGATCTAGGTGGTAAAAACCGTAACGAGCTTTACCGTATCGCAGATGTCATGGGTTATCTAACAACTGTTACTACTGGTGAAGGTAAAAATGCCCGCGTTATTAATTTCAAACCTTCGCCTACACATCATGCGAAAAACTCAGGTGCTTTAGGCGGTGAAACCGGTGAAGTATGGGTACCTGATCTTAAAGCACACCCTACTTTCTTGGCTGACCTGATTACTCAAGCTAAAGATCACATTAACACCTTAACGCCTGCACAACTTGCAGCAGCTAAAGCCCAAGAAGAGCTAGAAAACTGGAAACAAAGCTGTGAAGAAGCTGAGCATGCAGGTGACCTTAATCAATTAACTGAGTCGCTTGATAAAGAACACATGTATTACCAGAACATGCGACAAGCAATGTTAATGAGAGCTAAAGCATTGAATTGCACGTTTGATAAACAACGTGGCACTTGGATTAGTCCCCCTGAATTTAACGGCATCTCAGATCAACAAAGAGACGAACTTCAAAACTTTATTGCTGAACGTGGCCTAGACGTGAAAACAGTTTGTGAACACTTCGGCATAGATGCCCTTATCCAAATTGAAGCAGCAAAACTACCAGCAGTTAAACAAGACATTGAATCATTAGCTAAAACGGGGATGACAGCATGAATAATCTAATCACTGCAGCTGAAGCATTTGCAGCTCTTCAAAAAGGTAAAACTGTTCTTTGTCGTCCTATTGGAGACATGTTGGACTTTTCTGACTTAGATCAATTCCCCGCTTCTGTTTTTGGTAAACCGGGTTTTGAATTCTGCATCAAAATCGAAACTATTGAGCTGGCTGGCATTACATTCACAAAGCCATTAACTATTGATGAGTATGAAGAGGGTCAGGAAGTTTATGTAATCAGTACATATTCACCTACGGTTTATGTTTTAGATTTCAAAACTAACGCATTAATTGATTCTATTAACAGTGGCTTCGTTCAACGTGATGCAGAAAACGCCAAGCTTCAATTAAAAGCTTTTTCAAAAGCACTCGGTATTGAAATCAACAATGATTTAAGTGTTATTCGTCTTGGTGAGGAACCTAAAAAACAGAGAGGCAAAAAATCAAAAGCTGAGCCAGTGGCAAAAGTAATACCTTCTGAAGTTTTCCCTGCAGATAAACAGCCAGCGATTGTTATTACAGAACAAACTAATGTCACAGCTTCCGAAGACCTATTAACACCAGTTACTAACGAACTTAATATTAAGCCGAATGTTAATGCCCAATTTGAAATTTTGCTTGATGCAATCCGTATTTGCCAGTCAGAAAAAGAGCTAGATTCAACTTGTGCGAATCTTGAAAAAGAAGGCTTTACTCAAGAGCAAATTGACCAAATAAATCTGGCTAAGCAAGAACGATTAATTGAACTCGATTTTATTGAAATGGATGCTGCTGATACAGCTAGTGAACAAGTTTTTTCTGATTTAGATGCGCAAGCAAATGATGAAGTGGCAACCATTTCAATGCCTGAAAATTATGAATCATTAGTTCAAAGCATCCAGAACTTTCATACCCCTGAAGAAGTTAATAGTGTTATCCGTTACACCACTAAATGGACGGAGGAACAACGTAAGCCACTATTAAATGAAATGCACAAACGCCTTTCTGAGTTAAATCAAACTAAACAGCAAGATGATGGGCTATCTCCTTTAATTGTTCGCCTTCAATATGCACCAGATTTAAACACCCTAGAGGAATTAGAGCGTGAAATTCCGTCACGCCATCCAGATGTTCATAAGACTTTGTGGAACATGGCCAAAAAGCGCCGTGGTGAACTCAACGCAGCTTCCACCCCCTCTTTAGATCCGGATTATCTGTTAGGAGACAACTTCTAATATGAAAGACCAATTCAAGAAAGTGAATAACAAGCACTTACTTGGTTTTACTAATTACTTGCACTTGCTGGGCTTTGTAATAGTCCAGCAAGGTGTAAACCAAGCGATGCTTTTAACGAAACATTATGCAGTGCCTGTAGCTTGGCGCCGCATAACTATCGACTACAACAACCGTTTAAATAAACCCGCGCAGCAGCTTTATAAAGAGTTTGTTGAGTGGACTAAAGAAGAATATTTGAGGGCTTAATGATGTTTGATTTGAATAAGGAAAGAGAGGCTTTTCTGAATACCTTCCAATATTACAAAGGAAGAAGAGACATTATTTTTAGTAATGAGCATGAACTGTTTATGACTAGATCAAATAATCCTTCTGAAATTGCTCAGGAAGAGATAAGCAACATAAATAGCCGTTGGGATGCTTGGCTCAGATGTGCAAAGCATCGTGATGCAGAACTAGAAAAAGCCAAAGCTCAGGCGGTGCCAGAGGGTTATGTTGTAGTTCCAAAGGAGCCTACAGACAAGATGCTTAAGCGTGGAAATAGATTGGCGTTATCAGATAGCCAATACAGATATGACGCTGCATCGATTTATGAAGTGATGTTAGAAGCAAGCGAATCGGGAGCTGAACAATGAGCATAACTCTTAATGGTCACCAATTAAAAAGCCTTCTTGATTTTGTTAATCCAGACGGTGAAAAAGATTTAGAACAACTTGAAACTGAACTAACTATTAAATTCTTTGAAGATGGACACAGCGGAAAAGGTTATTACTTTTGGATGACCGAATATCCAGAAGAAGGTGCAATGAAGTTGGATATTGAATCGGGAGCTGAGGGATGAGTGATTATATGCACATGAATCTTGAACAGCTTCGGCAAGAACATGCTGAACTCCTTCTGTTTAATGAAGAGTTAGATCGTCGTTGCAAAGCTCACAAAGCGGATGCACAAAAATATCAAACCAAGTGCTGGCACATTGCAACACTTTTGATTAATCCAGTAGATCAAGACATAACTTTGAAAGCAATCAAAACAGTGATTGATAGGGTTGGTGAAGGATGAGTGAATTTAACTTTGAGCAACTTTATCTAATGGCTCTCATGAATAGTAAAAAGCCAAAGAACGTTTTGAATTGGGTACATGTTGCTAGACATGGACCAGGAGCAACAAAGGCTACAGAAATTTGTGAATATTTTGGGATAGATCCAGAAGGCACAGAATTTAGAAAAGCGGAAAGTAAGGAGGCGAATTAAATGGGAGTTGCAATCGATTTATCAAACACTGAGCGTAGAGTTTCAACTGCTGAATTTGCCCTTCGCATGAATGTCACAGAAAAAGAACTTTACGAACGCATTAAGGACGGGAGAATTAAGCCGCCAAATAAAGATGGCCGTAAAAACTTCTGGTTAAATAGTTATGTTCTTAGCTGCATTCTAGAAGGTGCAGATGATAATGAAATTCAGGAACTGAGAGCATGAAATCAGTTAAAGAAAAAGGTCGCATTAAGCGACCTTTTCTTTATGGCTAAATTAAATGTGAGTAATACTGTGAGTAAATAAACTTTAAATTAATAATTAAATACTATATTACAAACACTTAACTTAAAATTGAGCGGTTTACATCATTCCGCCCATACCACCCATACCGCCCATATCTGGAACAGCTGGTTTATCTTCAGGAATGTCAGTAATCATACATTCTGTAGTTAACATTAAGCCAGCAACAGAAGCTGCATGCTCAAGTGCAGAGCGAGTTACTTTAGCTGGGTCAAGGATACCCATTTCTAACATATCGCCATATTCACCAGTTGCAGCGTTGTAACCAAAGTTACCTTCACCACCTTTAACAGCATTGATCACTACAGATGGCTCATCACCAGCGTTTGCAACGATTTGACGAAGTGGAGCTTCGATCGCACGGCGTAAAATGTTAATACCTGCTGTTTGATCTTCATTAGCGCCTTTTAAGCCATCTAATGCATTAACCGCACGTACTAGAGCAACACCACCACCAGCAACAACACCTTCTTCAACTGCTGCACGAGTTGCATGAAGCGCGTCATCTACACGGTCTTTCTTCTCTTTCATTTCAACTTCAGTCGCTGCACCGATTTTAATTACAGCAACACCGCCTGCTAATTTAGCAACGCGTTCTTGTAATTTTTCACGGTCATATTCTGAAGTAGATTCTTCAATTTGAGCACGGATTTGTTGAACACGCTCAGCAATACCAGCAGCATCACCAGCACCATCAACAATAACAGTGTTTTCTTTAGACACAGTGATCTTGTGCGCAGTACCTAAATCTTGAAGAGTTGCTTGCTCTAAAGACATACCAACTTCTTCAGAAATAACAGTTGCACCAGTCAAGATTGCGATGTCTTGAAGCATTGCTTTACGACGGTCACCGAAACCAGGAGCTTTAACAGCACATACTTTGATAATACCGCGCATGTTGTTTACTACAAGTGTAGCAAGCGCTTCACCTTCAACATCTTCAGCGATGATAAGAAGTGGTTTACCAGTTTTTGCAACCGCTTCTAAAACAGAAATCAATTCACGGATGTTGCTGATTTTCTTGTCAACAAGAAGAATGAACGGATTTTCAAGTTCAGCAGTTAAAGTATCTTGTTTGTTTGCAAAGTATGGAGAGATATAACCACGGTCAAACTGCATACCTTCTACAACGTCTAACGCGTCTTCGAAGCCAGAACCCTCTTCTACAGTAATTACGCCTTCTTTACCTACTTTTTCCATCGCTTGAGCGATAAGTTTACCAACAGTAGTATCAGAGTTAGCAGAGATAGAACCTACTTGCTCGATCGCTTTGAAATCGTCAGCTGGTTTTGCATTTGAACGGATATTTTCAACTACAGTTTTTACTGCGATATCGATACCACGTTTTAAATCCATTGGGTTCATACCTGCAGTTACAGATTTAATCCCTTCATTTAAAATTGCTTGAGCAAGTACAGTTGCAGTTGTCGTACCGTCACCAGCGATGTCGTTAGTTTTGCTAGAAACTTCACGAACAAGTTGAGCACCCATGTTTTCAAACTTGTCTTTTAATGAAATTTCTTTAGCAACAGTTACACCGTCTTTAGTGATGTGCGGAGCACCGAAAGAACGGTCAATTACTACGTTACGACCTTTAGGGCCTAAAGTCACTTTAACCGCATCTGCAAGTACGTTTACGCCTGCAATCATTTTTGAACGAGCTGAATCACCAAATTTTACGTCTTTAGCTGACATATTAAACTCCGAATCTTTTTAAATACTGAATCTGATAATGAATTGAGTTATGGATTGATTAGCCTTCCAACACAGCTAAAATGTCTGACTCTTTCATGATTAAGAGTTCTTCACCACTTACTTTCACTGTTGTACCTGCATAAGTACCAAACAATACTTTGTCACCAACTTTAACATCCAAAGCACGTACGCCATTCTCAGTGATTTGACCATTACCTACTGCAATTACTTCACCTTGAGATGGTTTTTCAGCAGCAGAACCTGGAAGTAAAATACCACCAGCAGTTTTGGTTTCTTCTTCTACGCGACGAATTACAACGCGATCATGTAATGGACGAATGTTGCTCATAATTAACTCCATCAGACTAAGTCTTTTTGATTAATCGTTATTGCTTTAATCCAGAGCAATAACAAAATATTTAGATGTCACTTTTGTGGGGATGAAAAAAAAGGCTTCAAGGGGAAAATGAAAAAAAACTTATCTTTTTTGGTCATTTTTTAACAAGTTGTGAAGAGTTTTTATTAAATTTAAAGCACAAAATAAAAGAGGCTATTTTCATAGCTTCTTTTATAAAGATAAATATTAATGTTAAACAAAGAGTTGCTGGTTATTTAACAATTCATCTAATGTTGTATTTACCTGATTTAAAGTTATCAATGAAACACTACTAAACATTGTACCTTCACCATCTCGGTCAAGACTAATAGTCGTGTTTCCAGCATCTTGCTCTACAGTAATAAATTTCGCTAATGTGCTCACGTCTTTAGAATAGTCAATTAATAGTTCACTTAAATCGATTTTGTCTGCTTGAGTATCAGTTCTTACATCACCTAAAGTAAAATCTAACACCGTATCATGTCCATTCCCACCAGTCGCATCTTGGCTATTTAGCAATTGGAACAGTATGGAATCAGTACCTTCATTAGTCATATAGGTATCGTTACCTTCACGCCCATTCAAAACGTTATTACCAGAGTTACCTGTTAAAAGATTATCTAAAGCATTGCCTGTTGCATTTAGATGAGCAGAACCAACCAACTCCAAGTCTTCAACATAACGACCACTTTCTAGACCTTTCAACCAATCAGAATATCCAACCAGACTATAACTCACAGAGCTAACTATTTTATCGTGTCCACCAAAATCGACATCTCTGTAGCCTGATTCGATAAGCTGGTTCTCCCAATAGCCACTTTCTACCCAAACATCTTCATAGTGGCTAGTATCTACCCAAACATCTTCGTAACGGCTAGCATCCACCCAAACATCTTCATAATGACTTGTATCAAAATAGATATCTTCAAAATGACTAGTATCAACCCAGCCTTCTTCTGAACGTATATAGGTCAGTTCGTAGCCTTCTTGCCATTGTTCATTTACAGCATCATAATGTTGTTCTACATATCGACTATAGTCGCTCTCTGCCGTACCATTATCTATATAAGTTATATTACCTTGATTTATATATATTTTTTGTATAGTCGAATAACCACTTATGATCCACTGCTTTTCATAATATACATCTGTTATTAATTGTTGTTCATAATATCCATCAACAAGCCATATCTGTTCATAATGCCCTTCATTAATCCATTCTGGATACATATAGCTATTATCAATCCAAACATCTTTATATGTTGCATACGGCTCAACAGTATATTCTTCAACAAAATCACTTATATGATCAACTATATACGTATTATCCGTAGCATCACCTTTAAATTGATCGACAGTGATTGTAGGTAAATCATTAATCGCTTTGCTGATAGTTTCACTACGATTTCCTGCACGATCAATAATGGTAAGGTCAAATGACATTGCAGTCCCATACACATAAGTAGAGAAAGTTCCATCTGCCATGACCGTAGTACTCGTTACGGAAGGTTCTTGATCAGCAAAATAATATGTAATTTCAAGAGTAGCCTTACTTTCTGCGTGTCCCGTGAGCTCTCCCCATCCATTTATGGCAAGCTGGGTGACCACTTTCGGTGCTGTTGTATCATTTGTAGCAATAATCGTTGTACCTACACTCACATTTTGATTGGCATCAACTACTTTTACCGTCAATGTTTCACCATGCCAATATTGTGACCATAAGTATGTTGTGAAACTTCCATCATTTCTGACAGTAGTTTGACCAACTAAATTATTATTAGCATCAAAAATATTAACTGTTGAATATGCTTCCGCTTGTCCTGAAAGTACATTTCCATCTTCTAAGACAAGCTGAGTTGCTGCATTTGGTGCGACAGTGTCTATAGGTGCCTTAATTTCGGTGTAAGCGCTTTGATAGCCATTTTGCTCCACAACAATGCGTAAAGTTTGCCCATTCGCCTGAGGTGAGTATAACTGGATATTAAAATGCCCTGTTTCATCTACAGAACCACCACCAATATAATTACTATACACATCAAAAATACGCACCTCACTATTTGGTGTAGCAGTTCCCTCAATGAAGAAACCATTTTCAGATACAACGACCTGATCTGCTGTTGGTGGTGCATTAGTGTCTGGATTAAAAGTAATATTAAGTGGGGTACTTATATTTTTAGCTAAATCTATTGCCGTTATAAATAACTGCTCTCCACGTAATAATGGTGGATAAATACTAGCATTGAAATATCCAGTTTCATCCGATTGAAATTCTGCTCTAAAATCTCCATCCGCATCCATTACTTTAATGGTTACTTTCGGATCAGCTTGTCCCGTAATACCATAACCGTCATTACTAATCACCACATCATTAATTATTGGAGCAATATTGTCTAAAGACGCAATAATTTCAGAGATTAGGCTATATTGATTCGTATTCTGGTCATAAACTCGAACTTGTAATGTCTGTCCCTGTAGATAGTAATCAATTAACTGAATAGCAAAACTACCATCTTCATTCACAACATTATTCCACCCTCCATTAATGATCTGACCATCAGTAGATGTAACAACAATCGACATTCCTGCTGTTGCCTTTCCTGTTAGAATATGACCATCTACATCCAGTTTTAGCTCTGTTGCAGTAATTGGTGAGTTGGTAAATACAGGTACTAACTGATGAGCAACTTCGCTTCGGTTGCCAGCAATATCTTTGACAACAATACTCAAATTTTGTGTCTGGTATTGACTCAGATTAATCCATTGATTAAATGTGCCATCGTACCAAACATAAGTTGTTGCGATAACTGCACCATATTGATCAATAATTTCAATCGTTGCATTTGGCTCAGCCTCACCAAAAAGCAATCCGTCAGAGGTTAATGTAATATTTGAAGCAGCTGATGGTGCAACATCATCAATTAAAGCATTATGTTTAACCTCAATACTTCGGTTACTTGCTTGATCAATTACAACAAATATAAGCTCTTCTCCATGTAAATAGACTTGATTAAAATAACCTGACACGTTACCAGTACTATCTACATAACCATAGCCTACAACCTCACCCGTAGCATTTTTGACTTCAATCCGAGTATTTACTTCTGCTTGCGCAGTAAAGTTTTGACCGTTTGAGTCGAGCACAATATTTTCAATCGGATTTGGCGAGATATCATCAATTAAGGCATTCTGTTTGACCTCTGTACTGCGGTTACCAGCTCGATCAACTACAACAAAAGTAAGCTCCTCTCCATGTAAATACACTTGATAGAAGTAACCAGAAACATTACCCATGCTATCGGTTGAACCAGATCCTACCACCTCACCAACAGCATTTTTAACTTCGATTCGACTATCTGCTTCCGCTTGCGCTGTGAAGTTTTGACCATTTTCATTTAAGACAATGTTTTCAATCGGATTTGGTGCAATATCATCAATCAAAGCATTTTGCTTAAATTCAATACTTTGATTACCTGCTTTATCTATAACGATAAAAGTGAGTTCCTCACCTTTTAAGTAAACCTGATTGAAGTGACCTGACACATTACCAGTACTATCGACATAACCATAGCCAACAAACTCACCCGCAGCATTTTTGACACTAATAAAACTATTTGCTTCTGCTTGTGCTGTAAAATTTTGCCCATTTTCATTAAAGATGAGGTTTTGAATCGGATTTGGTGCAATGGTATCCATCAAAGCATTTAACTTAAGTTCGACACTGCGGTTACCTACTCGGTCTATAACAACGAACGTTAATTCTTCTCCATGTAAATACACTTGATAGAAGTAACCCGTCACACTACCAGTGCTATCGGTAGAGCCCCAACCTATCTGACTACCAAATGAGTCAAAAATTTCAATCTGACTATTTGCTTCTGCTTGTGCTGTAAAGTTTTGACCGTTCGCATCAAGTACAATATTTTTAATCGGATTTGGGGCGATATCATCAAGCGGCGCCTTAACTGAAACAGCTTCACTCACATTTCCAGCAAGGTCTTTAACAATGACTGTAAACTCTTCACCATGTAAATTGTAAGTACCGAAAGAAATAGTGAATGTACCATCAGCATTTACACTCTGACTCCACGTATTCACCTGTTGACCATTCTGATCAAAAATCTGGATGAAGGTATTTGGCTCAGCTACACCAGAAAGGGATGAACCATCTTCACTAAACGTGAGATTACTTGCAGCCACAGGAGCAACATCATCAAGCGGTGCTTTTACAGTAACCCCACCACTCAAATTACCAGCCCGATCTACTACAACTATCTTAAACTCTTCGCCATGCAAGTAGTTACTGTATAAAGAGATGTTAAATGTTCCATCCCAATTAACATTATTATTCCACTGATTTACCAATTGACCATTCTGATCAAATATTTGAATCGTAGCATTTGGCTCAGCCATACCAGTTAGATATGAACCATCTTCGCTAAATACTAAATTAGTCGCATTTTCCGGTGCCGTATTATCAAGAAAGGCTGTTTGTTTTACTTCAACGCTACGATTACCAGCTTGATCAATCACAACAAAAGTGAGCTCCTCACCTTTTAAATAAACTTGATTCAAGTAACCCGAGACATTACCAGCACCATCCACATAACCAGAACCTACAACCTCACCCGCAGCATTTTTAACTTCAACTTTGCTATTTGCTTCTGCTTGCGCTGTAAAGTTTTGACCATTTTCATTAAAGATAATGTTTTCAATCACATTCGGAGCAATGTCATCAATCAAGGCATTCTGCTTGACCTCTGTACTACGGTTACCAGCTCGATCAACTACAATAAAAGTGAGTTCTTCACCATGTAAATAGACCTGATAGAAGTAACCTGAAACATTCCCCATGCTATCGGTTGAACCAGATCCTATGACCTCACCTGCAGCATTTCTAACTTCAACTTGAGTATTTGCTTCTGCTTGCGCCGTAAAGTTTTGACCATTTGAGTCGAGTACAATATTTTCAATCGGATTTGGTGCAATCTCATCAATCAAAGCATTCTGCTTAACTTCTGTACTACGGTTACCCGCTCGGTCAACGACAACAAAAGTAAGCTCTTCACCATGTAAATAGACCTGATACAAGTAACCAGAAACATTGCCTGTGCTATCTGCTGATCCATAACCAATAATGTCACCATTGGTATTTTTAATTTCAATCTGACTATTTGCTTCAGCCTGAGCTGTAAAGCTCTGACCATTGATATCTAATACAATATTTTCAATCGGATTTGGTGCGATATCATCAGTTAAAGCACTCTGCTTGACCTCTGCACTACGGTTACCCGCTCGGTCAACTACAACAAAAGTAAGTTCCTCACCATGTAAGTAAACTTGCGGGAAATAACCAAATACATTACCTAAGCTATCGGTATAACTAGTAGTAATCTTATTTCCATCCTGATCTAATATTTCAATAGAGCTTCCAGCTTCTGCCTGAGCTGTAAAGCTTTGGCCATCTTCGTTGAAGATGATATTTGCAATCGGATTTGGTGCAATGGTGTCAATTAAAGCATTTTGCTTAAATTCGACACTGCGATTACCAACTCGATCTATGACAACAAAAGTAAGCTCTTCACCATGTAAATAGATTTGATTGAAAAAGCCTGAGACATTACCAGCACTATCTGTAGAGCCCCAACCCGTCTGATTACCTAATGAATCAAAAACTTCAATCTGACTATTTGCTTCTGCTTGTGCTGTAAAGTTTTGACCGTTTGCATCAAGTAAAATATTTTTAATTGGATCCGGTGCAATATCATCAAGTGGAGCATTTATTGAAACAGCTTCACTCACATTTCCAGCTTGGTCTTTAACGGTGACCGTGAATGCCTCCCCATGTAAATTATTGCTACCTAAGAAAATAGTAAATGTACCATCCGAGTTTATGGTGTTATCCCATATATTCACGAGCTGACCATTATGATCAAAAACCTGAATCGTAGTATTCAGCTCTGCTACGCCTGTAAGATATGAACCATCTTCTGAGAAAACTAAATTGCTGGCTGGTGTAGGAGCTACCGTATCAGCGGTAATTACAGTATCGGTGCTTACTTGCCCACGAGCATCCTTAATTGATAAGAAAAACTGCTCACCATCAACAAGAGAGCGGTCAAGCTGGAGTTTAAAATAACTTGATCCATTCCAACCGTTATCTTCACCGACTTTAATTTCGGCTACGATTTCACCTTTGGCATCTTTAACAATGAGAGTACTATTATTTTCAGCTTGCCCACTTATCACTCCGTCCGAAGTAAAGCTATCTACATGGGGGGCAAAAGCATAATTAGGCGCCTGTATCTGAGCTGCTAAACTTACATTTCCATTTACATCGGTAGCCGTGACATAAACCGTCTCAGCATTAGTTAAAAATACACCTAGTTCTATCGAGAAACTTCCACTCTCATCGGTCCAGTTATTCCAGAACCATTTATTAAGAATGTTTCCTTGCCCATCTTTAACTAAAATTTCAGAGAAAGGTTCTGCATGACCATAAACTAAATCGCCAGCATCATTGAAATTTAAATCTGTTGGGACAGGTGGAGGAGTCAGATCTACAATGATATTCTGCTCAGGACTCATCAACCCTTTATTATCAATAATTTGAACGGAAATTTGCTCTCCATCAATTAAAGGACGGTTTACACTCAAGCTAAAATGACTAAATTCATTCCAACTATTGTCATCACCTAATGTAACCTTTCCTAATTCATTACCGTCAGCATCACACACGATTACTGTACTATTATCTTCAGCAAACCCCGAAATTAAGCCTTCTTGTGTAATACGTTCAACATGTGGAATATAAGCAAAGTTTGGAACTTCAATTAGAGTTTCACTCGTATTTTGATTTTTATCTACTACTTGTACGGTAACCGATTCGCCTTCTTTTAAAAATTGGAACACTTGTAAACTTGCAAAGCCTTGTTCATCGGTAAAACCTGTAGCAATTAAATTACCCTCTCCAGAAAATGCACGAATAAAGCTGTTCGGCTCATTAACATGTACTGATAAAGTTTCACCACTGATATCAAACTGTGGAGTTTCTAAAAATACTGCAGAAGTATAGTCTGCGGTAATATATTGTGGATGGCCTGAAATATTATCTTTATCTGTAGAAATAATAATTTGAGTGCCTTCCTCCAAAGGTTGGTCGAGAGACAAAGTAAATGGTCTGACTTCACCTAATGCCATTACACTAAAAGGCGTAATACCTGAACCCTCAAATGCAATGGAGTTAAACTCTTGCAGAATATTTCCATTCTGATCTTTTACAATAAAATGACTACCTTCAGTCGCATAACCAGTGATCACACCTTCTGGACTAATTCTTGTAATACTAATAGCAGGAACTTCAGTTACTAGGCCAATTGACGAATTTTCACTGCTGTATCCATTATAAGTAGCGACCGCATAAATTTCTTGATTAGTACTAATAGAAAGGTCTTGTAAAGTAAATTTACCCTCCTCATTAGCTATTGTAGTTGCAAGCCAGTCACCATTTTTATTATATATATCAACTTTACTTCCTTTATATGCACTACCTGAAATGATAGCTCCATCTATATTATTGAAAGTTAGTGAATCTAGAGTTGGCGAATTCGGAGTATGATCTACATTATAATTTTGGGTCTGTTTAATAATGGCTGTATTGCCAGCTTGATCAGTAAGACTAATATCAATTGATATATTGGTTTGCGATTCTTCTGACCACAAAAACTCTGCTGGAATTTCAGTAACCCACTCTTGGGTAACTTCATCAAAATGAAAGTTATAAACAACATCGTTTAAAGTCGTATTTACTGATGTCAGTGAGCTATTTAAATCTGTTGGTAGATTATCTACTTCCAGTCTTATAGAAATAACTTGATCTTTTTCAACTAGGCTTATTGTATTGTCTTCAGTAATCGGCTTTACAGTTACTGTAGTTGATTCAATATTTAAAGAATTATCTATAATTAATTTTTCCACACCAGTTTCTGATGTGTTGCCTGCAAGATCTGTCACTATAGCTTTATAGAGGTAACTTCCATCAGCTAAATTTTTTTGATCAGCTGTTGTCTCCTGCCAAGTTTTTCCTTCATCGGTAGAGACTTCATAGTGATCTAATAAAGCAGCTTGTTCTCCAATTACAATCGGTTGAGCTAGCTTCAAAGTAAAATTATTATCTTGCGTAATTTGATCGGTTGCTGAAACACCTGTATCACTCAAATCAGATAAAGTTAGTTCACCTGCTTGTGGTGCGGTAGTATCTACAACGACTTTTTGTATAGCGGTTTCTGATGTATTACCTGCAATATCTGTAACTATAGCTTTATATTGGTAAACACCATCAGCCAAATCTTTTTGATTTACTGTCGTTTCCTGCCATGTCTTTCCTTCATCTTTTGATATCCAGTAAGTGATTTGGCTATTGACTTCTTGTCCACTAATCTTTAAATCAAAAGTTTTATCTTGTGTAATTTGATCAGTTGCCGAAACACCTGTATCACTTAAATCAGATAAAGTCAGTTCACCTACTTGTGGTGCTGTTGTATCGACAACAACTTTTTGTATAGCGGTTTCTGATGTATTGCCTGCAACGTCGGTTACTACAGCTTTATATTGATAAACACCATCGACCAAATCTTTTTGAGCTACTGTTGTTTCCTGCCAACTCTTTCCATCATCTTTCGATATCCAGTAAGTAATTTGGCTATTTACTTCTTGTCCGCTAATCTTTAAATCAAAAGCTTTATCTTGCGTAATTTGATCAGTTGCTGAAATGCCCGTATCAGTCAAAGCAGCTAAAGTCAGTTCACCTGCTTGCGGCGCTGTTGTATCCACAACGACTTTTTGCACACTGGTTTCAGATATGTTGCCTGCAACGTCGGTTACTACAGCTTTAAATTGATAAATACCATCAGCCAAATCTTTTTGATTTACTGTCGTTTCCTGCCATGTCTTTCCTTCATCTTTCGATATCCAGTAAGTGATTTGGCTATTCACTTCTTGTCCACTAATCTTTAAATTAAAAGTTTTATCTTGTGTAATTTGATCAGTTGCCGAAACACCTGTATCACTTAAATCAGATAAAGTCAGTTCACCTACTTGTGGTGCGGTAGTATCTACAACGACTTTTTGTATAGCAGTTTCCGATGTATTTCCCGCTCGGTCCGTTACTACAGCTTTGTAGAGATAAACACCATCGGTTAAATCTTTTTGAGCGACCGTTGTCTCTTGCCAAGTTTTTCCTTCATCGGTAGAGACCAAATATGTTACTCGGCTGCCACTTTCCTGTCCCTCAATCTTTAAAGTGAAGTTTTTATCTTGAGTGATCTGGTCGATTGTAGAAGCCCCTGAATCCAAAAGATTTTTGAGATTCAAAGTACCTGGCTCAGGAGGCGTCGTATCTTTAGAATCGTTCCGAGACAATAAAGCAATTGTTCCTGCTCCTGCTAAAGCGCTGACTACCCACGACCAGAGGGGTACAGAAGATGGACTATCAATAAGCTTTGGCGTATCTTTTAATTCTAAATAATTAACAGTGGTCTGTCCGCTAGCATCTTCTCCCAGATTAGCAGCCCAATAACTCTGCCCTTCATTTAAAAGAATTTGCGGGTTTTCACTAATAAAATAGTTTTCTAAAACAATTTCAGTTCCATCTTTTAGATGAACAATTGCACTGTTTCCTTCTCTTGTTATTGAAGAAATTTTTTCTGGATTTATATCGATTTTTGCGACTTCTTTAGGATTTACTACAATATTTTTTGTCTGGCCTACATTAATATCAACTGTATTATTTTTTGAAGCATTATTTGCCATTAATGATACTTGTACCATTTTTCCACCATGAAATTTTAAATATTATTAAGTTATTCTAAAATATTAAGATAAATAGATACTCATTTAATCAAATATTATTAACTATCATAAAACCCTAAACCCTTATTGTAGCTACTTTAAATCGCGGCTTTTTATATAGTTAAAAATTTTTTATGTATCCATTAATATTATTTTTAAAATGATAAAACATTTAGAATGTTTTCCTATTCCCCATATATAGAATTTAAAGCTTAGGCATTAGATGTCTTTCATAAATCATTTTTTACTCAGCTCCAAGTTGTAGATTCCAGCGATTAAATTGAATCTCAAACCAAGCCTTTTACCTCTATTTCGATAACGCTCAGCAAGAATTTTGAAGGTTTTCAGGCTGCCAAATACATGCTCAATTCCGATTCTTCTTTTATTGATTTCTTGATTATAGATTTTCAATTCAGGATCCAATTTACAGTGTCTTTTGGCTTTTAATGGCAACAGGCTATTCGGATACAACACATAAATCCCCTGATAGCCTTTATCTGCAAGGATAAAAGCCCCAAAAGGAATCTGGTTTAAATTGCGTTTGAACAACTCGAAATCATGCACTGCACCGCGACTGGTACATAAACTCATAATTTGCTGAGTTTTGTAGTGAATCATGGCCTGTACTTTAAAGGTATAGGTCTTTTTCTTGCCGCTATAGCTTTTCTTCTGTTTTTTTAGGTCTTTGGATTGGAATTTCCGTGGCATCCACGATCACAACATTCCAGTCGATGCCTTCGCCCTCGGGTAAATCTTTGGGTAAATTAAACAGATTGGACCGAATCAGGCAGTCTTCAACATGACGGACAATTCTTGAGGCTGTGGGCTCTGAAACCCCGTAACTCGTCGCAACGTGAAATAAGGTTCGGTATTCCCGCCAATAGCTCAGAC